AGGAATAATTTTAGAATTAAATAAATTTTCTAATGTAGTTTCTTTATCTAATTTTTCTTCATTTAAAAACACATCTTTATCTGATTTTGTTGAAATACTCAAAACCAAGTTTTCGTCTAATCTGAAAGAAATCTTATCTTCATTGATGTCACCAATTGTCATAACTTTTTCCAAGATTCTAAATTCTCTTAATTTTTCAATGTCTGTGATGTGGTTTTCTAAAAGTGTTTGTTTTATTTCATCTTGTCCAATCAAAAACCAACGATCTTTCATAAATACTAAATTACCTTCATTTGTTTTTTCGACTAAAGTGAATACTTTTGATGCGTTACCTGAGTTTACTAGATTTTGTCTTTGAATAGGATTATTCATATATCCAGATAAAAACATTTTTACTTCAGGAATCCAATCATGAATAACCAATTCATTTAATATTGTACTCATTTTTGAATCATTATCTTGAATATTTATGATATTAAGAATAGAATTCAAAGCTGGACGATACATTTGACCGTAATTTTTTCTTTCAATTTTTTTGTACAAATCTTTCAAATTGTAATTTATAGGTTCACTCTTGATCTCATCTTGTAAATTTTCTACCAATCTTTTTACTTTTGTGTCCCAAGCATATCCTGCTAAATTTTCTTTTAAAGAACTTACAAGTTCTTTTTCTGAAAATTTGTCATAATCGCGAATATATCTCTCAACGATTACATTTAATTCATAATCTTCAATAGGTAAATCCTTTTTGAAATTAAACAAATCATACTTTAAATTTTTCATATTTTTTATTTTTTTTTATTTTTTTTTATTTTTGATATTAGTATTTATCATTTATAATATTTTTTTCTAACATTATCATATTGTGCATCATCACCTTTTTCTATCAATGTTTCATATGCATGTTTATAAATATATTTTAACTGTTCCATAGTGTCTCTAGTTGGTAAGGACTTTATCTTATTTGATTTATCTTGTAATTCAACATTACCATTATGATTGACTAGTAATATATTATAGTTTTCGATAATTCTATTTGATACTCTATAGTTTTCACTTAATTCAAGTTTACCAATCAAAACAATGTTATCATTTTCAAATGCAAAATCATAAAATGTGAATATTGAGCCATCAACGAAATCAATATTTTTTGTACCGAAACCTGAATAATTAGCGACATCATCGAAGCCTTCTTCTGGTTTTAACCCTTCTTTTATGAAAATTTCAAATTTTTTTAATTTTGTCATTTTTTTATTTTTTTTTAATTTCTTTCTTCAACCTTTGCTCCAAATTCATTAATTAATTTTTTAGCATCTGATTCCTTTAATTGAACACCATCTGCATAGTATTCATCACCAGATAATGAAATCAATTTTATCAAAAGTCTATATGTTCCAGACTTCCAATGCAAAATTGTTAAATTTGTATTACAATTATCACCATTATAATTTTCGAACTTTTTTATATTTTATGTTGCATGTTTTACTCGTTTTATGATGTTCTCTGAGATTATATATTAATTAAAAAAACTCATTTTTTGATAAAAATGTTTTTTGTTAATATTATTTTATATATAATAAAAAATAAATATTTCTTATGAAATTTATAAAGACATATGAGGATTATTCAAGCTTGAATATTTCTCTTGATGGTAAATCTAAAATGAAAATAAAAGTCGGAGATGATATATTGAGTGGTAAATTTAAAAATAAGAAAATTAAAGTTAAATCTATAAAAATAAATCCTAAAGGTGATATAACTATTAACAATAAACCTTTTATAAAAATGAGAAAGACAAAAAAAGCATAACTTATAAGTTATGCTTTTTATTTATTCCATATTATTTATTTCATTGTCTCTATTGTCTTCCTTTTCTTTGATTATTTCTTCTTTTGTTCTATTGTCAAGTAAATTATTATACCAATATGCTCTTTTGACTTCTTCTTTTGATTTACTATTTACATTTGGTTTTTCTACACCAAGAAATTCCCAATCTATAGAATCATCATTATCACACATTTCATAATCTTCTGTGTTGACAGTGAATGATGGATAAAAAGTTACTACTTCTAAAGTAAATTTTATTGTAATTGTACTACCGTCAATACCAATTCCACCGTTTCTTGGAATATCAATACCTCCATCTGATGGTAATTTAAAAAATGAATCTATTTTCATACCAAAATAACTTATACTAAAAAATCTATAATTGTATAATGCATCTAGCATTCTAGTGTAGCATGTATCTATTTCCCATTCATTATCTAGAGTGATACTTATTTCGTAATTTAGAGAAATAGGAATAGCCTTTACTCTACTAATTACACTTCTAAATTCATCATTAATTTTGCTTTCTTTAGCTAAAAATTGATTAGGATTGGCATATTCATCATCTCTTTGAGATCCACCTTTAAATGTTATTGTACCCCTTTGTTTTTGATCTGTATTTAACTCTACTCTATCTCCTACAACATCATCTACAAATGCATCTAGCATAAATCTTTCTTGTCCTGCAAATGATGTATAAAAAGGAATCAATACTCTAATTTTTCTACCATCACTATAACGATTTATCCATCTAATTTTAGTTTCTAATGCTTTTGCTAATGCTATTGTAGACATTCTAACAAAATTATCATCATAATTGTACGTGTCATCTATATTCATATGTAATATTATTTTTATTTCATTATATATAAAAATAATCAAGATATAATTAAACCTTCAGTATATTTAATTCTATAATCTTCATAAATTATAAATTATAAATATATGAAAAATGATATGTTTTGGTATAAGTACCAACCTAAAAGCTTAAAAACAATTATATTATTACCAAGAGTTAGAGATTTAATTAAGAATGGTTTAACAGCTAATATGATATTTTATAGTGATACACCAGGAACAGGTAAAACAACATTAGCTAGAATATTATGTAAAGAAACAGATAATATTGAATTTAACGCGTCAAAAGATACAAGTGTTAATATTCTAAGAGAACAATTACAAAATCATTGTAAAAGTTTGAATCCATTTATGGTTAAAGATGCTCAAAAATCTATATTTTTGGATGAGTTTGATGGAGTATCTACTGAATATAAAAAAGCCATGAAAGGTTTTTCAGATACATTTCAACATGTAAGATTCATACTTACAACTAATTATATTCAAGATATTGATGATAAAATATTATCAAGATTCATGAAAGTGGATTTTAATCCTAAAAATAAAGAAGAAGAAGAATATTTACAGTCTATGTATCTTAAATATCTTAAAGCAATATCTCAAAAAAATAAAATGACTATTACTGATGATGAAATAAAGAAAATCATTATGATTAGTTTTCCTGATTTGAGAAGTGCTACACAAAAACTTCAGGAAGTATTTATTACTAAAAATACTGATCAATTTAAATCAATAAGTTCGTCCAGCTATGACGCTATTTTTGAGTTTATGTTCGATGGCAGAAATAATATTGAAGATAATTATAATTTTGTGCTAAATAATTTTCAAGATAATCCATTAGAATTGATGAAAGCTCTAGGGCGACCTCTGTTTAATAGATTAATGTCAATGGACAATTCAAATATTATAAAGATAGGAGCAACACTTATAAATGTTCAGCGTTCTTATAACGAGAGATATACAGAAACTATTGATCCTATTATTCATTTGATTTCGTATGTTTCTGATATAAAAGAGAATTTAAAGAAATGAGTATATTAACTCATAAAATATATGAAATATCATCTAAGAATATTATAATTTATGATGAATATGATTCAGAACCTAAATATTACTTAGAATCTAAATATTACTTGGATTGTAAATCATTGAAATCTTTGTCTTATTTAACAAACAAATTAGACAACCGTGTTTACGTTTATGGTGAAGTGGATGTATATGATAATAATGAATTTTCAGTTGATTTGAGAAATGTATCCCATATTATTGAAAATATTAATATAAATATTATTATGGAACGAAAAAATAAATTGAGAAAAATAAAAGGAGAAGAATTAATTAATCCTTTTAATGTGATCATTAAAATAAGAATTTTAGATACACATCAGGGTAAACAAATTAAACTTATGATGGATAATGGTGCTAAAATTGTATCAAATTTAAAATGTGCAAAATCTGATAGTTATATTAAAATTTTCACTGAAAATATTAGTTATTAAAAAAATGATTTGAATGGTAGATAAACAAAAAATTAAAGAAAAATGGAGTTCTGTGATAGAAGGATTAAATAATGATAATAACACTGATTGTTTATCAGGTTATAATTATAATAATACTATTCAAGATGAATTGGGTGAACCTAGTGAATCTATTAAATCTGATTTTAGTGATCTTATGTTTCCTATGGTTAGAAGAGTGTTCGCATCTACTCTTGGTGGTGTAGGTATGCGGAAATCAAAACATCAACAATTAAAGGAAGATAGAATAAATAAACTTAGATTATTTGAAGGAAAAGAACCGAATGTTTTATTACCAGATGATGAGCAATATGGTGGATTAGTTTCTGTTACTCCAATGTCTATGCCAAGTGTACAGCTATTTTATATGGATTTTAAGTATGAATCAACAATAATAATTAAAAGAGATAGAAAATCTAAGTTAGATAAAATAAATATTTCATTTAGAAAAGATAAATTGGAATATATAGAAAAAATAATTAAAAAAAATGGATGATATAAAAATTTTCAAAGAAAAAATAATTAATGACTATATTTATAATAATATAGATTTAACTCATGCAGGATCCAAAGATATAAAATTTGGACTAAGAACTGTATTAGGAGAAGAACCTGCTGTCAAATTTGTATATAAAGAAAATATGCTAATTAATGAAGATAGTGGAAAAGTTGAAAGACTTCCAAATGAATTAGAATCAATTGAAATATATTATACTTATATTGGCTCTGATAATAATCCACATGCAGGACACATGAAGTATATTGTCAATTAAAAGTGAGATGTCTCACAATTTTATGTTCATTATTAATAAAAAATCATCATATTTTTTATCAATAATGAACATAAAATTATATCCTTGTTCTAATACTGATGTTTTTTTGACTATATTTAACTCTTCATTTAACTCATATATGTACATTGATTTAATTTCAATTATTAAATTATAATCTTCTAAATAATAATCAGAAAAATAAATTTTATTTTTGTTTTTAAATGTGAAATTTATTGTTTTCCCTCTACTAACATTTAAGTTTAGTTTTTGGCATAACTCTAAAAAATCTTTTTCATAAGAACCCTGATATTTTATACCAATTTCATGAGTTTTCATTTTTGGAAATTGCTTTTTGTGAATTTCTAAATTTTGAGAAGGATAATCAACACCATATTTTTCGTTGCAAGTTTTTCTTGATTTTATTTGACAAATATCTGTTGCTAAATAAGATTCTTTACCATATTTTTCTAAACAAGTATTTTTTATTCTATCTTGGCATTCTTCAGTTTGATTATAATGTTCAACTCCCCATTTTGTTTTATTGTTTAAATTTCTTGTTTTTAAAACTTCATTTGATTGAGTTGGCCACTCCACTCCATTATTAATTAAACAAGTTTTTTTGGATTTTTCTCTATTTGTAAAATGTTCATCACCATATTTTTCTTTTTTAGTTTTATTAGAAACTTTTTTTATTTCAACTGATTGAAAAACATTTTCTACTCCCCAATTTTTTAAATTTGTTTTTGTCTTTTTGTCTTTTATTTCTTTCAACTGAGAAACATTCTCTACTCCATATTTTTCTAAATTTGTTTTTTTAGATTTTTCTAAATTGTAATAATTCTCATCTCCATATCTATCCTTTTTCGTTTTTTTAGATTTTTCAATCTTATTTTTATTGCTACATTTGCTACATGAAAAACAATTCCAATTCTCTACATTTAGTATATAACAATAAAATTTTACAGTTTTTTCATCTCCGCATTTATCGCATTTCACTTGTATTTTTATGTTACTACCTCTTTGTAATTTTTCTGTTTCTATCTCTATAGTATCTTTCATCTTAATATCAGATACAAATGTACTATAATAATCTATGTTCCATTTATATATTTTAACTTCTGTTTTCTTATTAATTATCATATTCTTAATTGTTTTTTAGTTACCGTCAATTATCAGGTTTAGTTTATATATAAATAATAAAATGTCATATATTTCTATTTTTAAACAAATCATTATAAAAAGAATATATAAGATAAAATAAAATAAAAATATGATTAAAATTTCATGCGTTATAGATGGAAATTACCTACTTTATCGTGCGGTTTTCATCCTACATAAATTGAAAACACTTTACGGAGATTTAGAAACACTGTTATTAAATGATTTTAACAATTTGACTAATGCTTATCATTTCAATAAAATATATTTTTTATCTGATAGTAAAAGAAGTTGGAGAAAAAATGTTTATCCTGAGTATAAAGGTAAAAGAAAGAAAGATCTTGATATTGATTGGGAATTTGTATTTGATACATTTGATAAATTTAAAGAGAGTATAAAAAATAGACACAATTGTCTTTTATATCAAATAGATCCATTTGAAGGTGATGATTTGGTGGCTCACATTGTCACAGAAGGAAACAAAAAGGGAATATCAAGTTTGATGGTTTCTAATGATGGTGACCTTCATCAATTATTAAAATTTAGTACTACTGACAATTATATAAATATGATGTATAATCACAAATTTCAAGATGAAAGATTGTATGTACCAATAAATTATAATATATTTATGAAAAATCTTGAAGATACAACAGAAGGTGATATTTTTGATCTTAATGATGATATGGATTTCATAAATTATTTTGATAAAATAACTTATAAAGCTAAAATCACAGAAGTAAATAAAGAAGAGTCATACTTTAAGAAATTAGTAGCAGGAGATGGTGGAGATAATATATTAAGTGTTGTCAAATTCAAAGAAGATTCAAGAGGAATAGGTGATGCTGGTTCTAAAACAGTTTATGCTATGTTCAAACAAAAATATCCTGATGATATTGATTTTGATACTGATGATTTCATAGAAAAACTTTGTGATATTCTTTATATTTATAGAAAAAACAAAGAAGTTGATTTTAAAGAAAGAGTTAATGAAAATATAATTTTCTCAAGAAAATTAACAAGGTTGAGTAGTAATTATTTACCAGATGGGTTTGAACAAATATTACTTAATAATATTAAAATTTAAAAATATTCGTTATGTAGAAACCTTGAATGTAAATTCAAGGTTTTTATTTTTTATATATAGCATATGAAAAATTTCAAAGAATTTTTAGAAGGAACAGGTAAATATGTAAATGTAGATTATAAAATCATAATCAGTGATATGAAAGATAATCCAACTACTCTAATAACAGATTTTAAGATAGTTAAATCTGAAGATAAAAAATTAGAAATAAAAGCAAGAGGTTATACTAAATCTACATTGAACGGTTATACTGAGGGTAAGCCTAAAACTGCATGGACAGAATTTGATGATTTTCAAGATAACAAAACAAGATTTGTCTGGAATAAAAATTTCGAAAATGGGATAAAAAAAATAAAATTATATTATTAATATATAATAACATAAAAACATAAAAAAAAAAAAAAATATGA